AGTTAGCGATATTTTAAAAGATAAAAAATCAAACATTGCTTTTTGTATACACGATAGCCTGGTTATCGATCTCTGTAAAGAAGAAAAAGGAATAATACAAGATTTGAAGGATATCTTTTCTCGTAACAAATTCGGCGATTTTAAAGTTAATTTAAGTATCGGAACAAACTTTGGAGAGATGAGGAAAATAGAATGAATATTATAGGCCTAGGACACCCAGGCTGCGCAGTAGCAAATAAATTTGTTAACTATTCTGAATACGTTGTCTATTGTATCGACACACAGGACAGCGGTTACAGTGGTGAGTATATTGAGGTTACAGAAGAAGAAACCCATGAAGCCTACGAAGACAACTATAAACCTATTGAATTAGAGATTTCTGATGAACCTGTAATATTTATTTTTTCCGGCGCAGGGAAGATAAGTGGCTTGTCACTTAAACTGCTACAAGGTCTTAAAAATAAAGATATCGATATACTTTATATCAAGCCTGACTTGACCCTCTCATCGCAAAAACAGAGGGTCAGGGAGAGATTAACATTCCAGATTTTTCAACAGTATGCAAGGTCCGGAATTTTTAGAAAAATGTACATTGTTGATAACGCACGCGTCGAAGAACTTTCCGACGGCTCCTTGGTCAAAGATTACTGGGACAATATGAACGAAATTATCGCCAACACATATCATATGATTAATGTGTTTAGTAATACAGAGCCCCTCTTGAAGAGTTCTGTGTCCTTGAACGATACAGCCAGAATAGCTACCTTTGGTTACGTCGACTTTGAAACTAAAAAAGAAAAACTACTCTACGACTTGGCCTATCCACGGGTAAAAACATACTATTTTGGCTTCAACGGTGATACGATAGAAACAGACAAAAACTTATTGCACAGTGTAAGAGACTTTGTCAAAGAAAGGACAGAAGATAATGTCGATGTTTTCTTCTTGATTTATTCTACAAGTTACGAACATAACTACGTTTATAGTGTACAAGAAGCTTCTTTTATACAAGAACAAAATTTATAGTTTACACCGCTTTATACGTTACTATTATGATAACAGATGTCTGGAGTATTAGCCTGGCATACTATACCTAAAAAGGAGAAAGACAATGGGTATTGATTTTGAAAAGATGAAGGCAAAGCGCGATGCCTTGGAAAATCGCGGAAACAAGAGTGTCTTCTGGAAGCCAGAAGACGGTGAACAGACGATTCGTCTTTTGCCAACTGCTGATGGGGATCCATTTAAGCAATATTGGTTTCACTATAATCTAGGTAAGAACCCTGGTTTCTTGAGCCCAAAAAAGAATTTTGGTGAGGACGACGCCCTCGATGGTTTTATCCGCCAACTATACAAGGATGGTAACGATGAGAGCATCAAGATGGCGAAAAACCTGTCAGCTCGACAACGCTTCTTCACCCCGGTTCTCGTACGAGGCGAGGAAGGCGAAGGTGTGCGTTTATGGGGCTACGGAAAAATGGCCTATAAGGAGCTTCTCAACCTTGTTCTGAACCCGGAATATGGTGATATTACCGACGTTAATGAAGGCACCGATTTAGTTATTAATTATGGCAAGCCCGCCGGCGCGCAGTTCCCTCAGACCACTATTACGCCTCGCCGCCGTCCCTCACCTCTAGTTGAATCAGAAGAGGAGATTCTTTCTTTGCTGGAACAAATCCCGGATTATAGCACGGTATTCGAGCGTAAGACTCCGGCACAGGTTCAAACGATGCTTGACGAATTTCTTCTAGGAGAAGAGGACGCCGAAGATGTTTCAGCCGAATCTAACAAATACGCCCCAGCCGGAGGAACTAACGCCGTTGACCAGGCTTTCAAAGAGCTATTGGGTACATAAGGAGGAACTGAAATGGAGAACAATATTAATTTTGATCAAACTACATGGGTTTGGCGATGCGGCCGCTATGTCCCCGGAGATTTTTACTTCAGTGTCGCTTGGAACGAGAGCGGCGAAATACCAGAGGTGATTAACACTCTTAAAAGTGAATGGCAGAGGTTTAAGAACGAAAATATGCTTATGACCAATTCAAAGGGTGTAACACCACCACCGTCCTTTACAGCAGCTGCTGTTTTTGCCCGCGCCAGCGGCCACCGTAAGAAAGGTGTGTTTATGAAAGAACTACGTGATCACAAAGGCACAGAGACTGATTGGAACAAGATTGCAGAATACTGTAAGAAGTACGATACAAGTTCTCGAAATCGATTTAACTTTGGCAAATAGCTTATAGCTTTTACCGCAGGAAGGCATGGGTTAACAGATGCCTTGATTTTTAAAACGAGGATACAATGGCAAAAAAAGCAAAGAAGCTAGGTCGGTTAAGCATTGGAGAGATGCGAAATCTCATCAACAAGAAAGCAGGAGTTGACGTTGCTTTTGATCTGACAAAAGATAACCCAACACAGGTTAAAGAATGGATTTCAACTGGCTCACGCTGGCTTGACAGCATTATATGCAGGGGACACCTAGCCGGTATCCCAGTCGGAAAGATTGTGGAGATTGCGGGACTTGAAGGCTCTGGTAAATCATACATGGCAGCGCAAGCTGCAGCAAATGCCCAGAAGATGGGCATTGACGTAGTTTACTTCGATTCAGAATCCGCCATTGACCCTCAATTTTTAACTAACGCCGGCTGCGATATCGATAATATTCTGTATATGCAGCCTCCCAGTGTCGAATATGTGCTGGAGACAATTGAGGAATTACTAGGTTCAAATGATAATAGGATGTTGTTTATTTGGGACTCTCTGGCGTTGACGCCATCTGTGAGTGACGTCCAAGGAGATTTCAACCCACAATCCTCAATGGCCGTGAAGCCAAGGATCCTAGCCAAGGGCATGTCGAAACTAACTGTGCCAATCGCTGCCTCTAAATCAACGTTTTTAGTATTAAATCAACTTAAGACGAATATTACTAGTAATGTAGCTGAAGCTATGACGACACCATACGTTACTCCTGGCGGAAAAGCAATGCACTACGCGTATTCTCTACGTATTTGGTTAACAAAGCGCAAAGCAAAAGCTTCTTTTATCCTAGATGATAACGGTTATAGGATTGGATCGGAAGTCAAAGTTACTTTGAAGAAAAGTCGTTTTGGTACTGAAGGTCGGCAATGTACATTCAAGATCCTCTGGGGAGCAGACGTCGGAATTCAGGATGAAGAGAGCTGGATTGAGGCGATCAAGGGCTCGGATAATTTAAAACAGGCAGGAGCTTGGTATAGTTTAGTATACGAAGACGGAGCTGAAGAAAAGTTCCAAGCTGCTAAATGGAAAGAGAAACTAAAAGATGAAAAGTTTAAAAATCGCGTGCTTCAAATAATGGACGAAGATATTATCATGCGGTTTGATAAAAAAGAAGGCAAAGCGGAAGAGTTCTACGAGATCGATTAGTTCTTTACGTACAGGCTGGTGTCCTTACAATATTTAAAGAGGTACCATGTCTAGAAACTTTCAATTTAAAAGCCGTACAGCCGTCACTGGACGTCCAATCCATAAGTCAAAAAAAGTACAACGATATTTTGAATTGGCTAGAAATATGGCCTACAATAGTCCGTATGGAAAACTTCGCCATGGCGCGATACTGGTCCGAGGCGGGTCTGTACTAAACGCATCTTTTAACAAAGATAAATTTAACTCTTTTGGTTCAAGGTTTAGAGAACAAAACAGAGGACCAGCCACGCTCCACGCAGAAATTGGTTGTGTTTTGGGCCTGGTACGCAACGCCACTTCGGGCGCTGATGTGTATGTTTGCCGAATAAACAAAAAAGGCGAATTTAGATATAGTAAACCATGTGCAATGTGTCATCAGGTGTTAAAGCACGTTGGTGTGAAGAGAGTTTATTACACGACAAACGAAGATGTGATTGAGATGTATAAATTGTAAACTATTTATATAAGTGGAGGATTTACAATGAACGATCTTAAGTCTTTAGTTCAGGAGTATCTACGCGATACTATGTATGAAGCAGACGTTGTACTGCGCTCATCCAGAGATTATAACATTACGATTATATCTGATAATTTACGTGGCGTGTGCGGTATAACAGTGTGTACGATTACATCGCCGGCGGAACCTGTGGCAAACAAAGTTGAACGAACCTACTTAAAGGTCAAATTTTTTCAACTAGAGTCTACGATGCAAGATCATATCGCAAGAATGTCCACTGAGGCAAGAAGAATTGATGGCGTCTTCTCATTCATCGTTAAAAAAGTTGGCAAAGTACAAAGCAGAATTTACAGATCCAAATAAGAAGGATGTATGAAGAGCAACAAGAGAATGCTGATCGTAGATCAGCTAAATTTATTTTTTAGAAACTACATTGTAAACCCCAGCATTTCTTTAAATGGTCACCCAATCGGGGCCCTTAAGGGATGTTTTCAAAGCCTACAGAAGATTATTCGAGAGTCTAAGCCAGATATGGTAGTGATTTGTTGGGATGGGGCGGGCGGCTCAAAGAAAAGAAAACTTCTGAAAAAAGATTATAAAGATGGAAGAAAACCAATTCGCCTCAACAGGTCTGTAAAAAACTTAACCAGGCAAGAGGAGATAGAAAACAAGATTTGGCAGC